AACTTCAACTTGCCGAAGCTTCGATACGATATCTTCGGGCTTCTCTCGTTTCCCAGCCATCGCTGATCCTCCAATTTGCGGGACAAAACTATCCCAGTTGGTGGACCACTTTCAGGGGGCTACTCCACGCCACGGACCTGACCATCGGCGGCGCGACCAATGCTTTCGAGGGGTTCCTTGGCGGGACATCCCCGACCATCGGCCCGATCAAGCCCGGCGGGTTCCTTGCCATCGGCGCGGGGGATGCCGCCGGGATCGGCGCGGTCACTGGCGGCAGCGAGGATGAGCTGCGGATCGCCAACGGTGTGGGCGCGGCGGCGACCTACCAGGTCGCGATCATCGGCCGGTCGGCGTAACCCGAGGGTCTGCGCCGTGTCGGTCAAGATGAAGGTCGAGGGGTTTCGCGAGATTGAAAAGGCCCTCGCGGATCTGCCGCGCGGCACGGCCAAGAGCGTCGTGCGCCGCGCGATGAAGAAGGAACTGACGCCGATCGCGAACATGGCGAACGCGCTCTGGCCCGGGACCGATGACGACGTGTTCCGGATCAGCTCGAAGGTCTCGCGCTCGCAGAAGGGCGACAGCAAGGCGCTCACCGGGGCCTCGATCGTCAACATGTTCGTGGGGGCGAACAAGGCGCTGGCTGTCGGGGCGCCTCATGCGCACCTGATCGAGTTCGGCACCGGTCCGCGCAGCCACGAAAGCGGCAAGTACGTCGGCGCCGTCTCGCCCCAGCCGATGCTGCAGCCCGCGTGGGATGCCCACAGCCTGGGCCTGCTGGAAGGGCTGGGCGCGCGGATCTGGGACGAGATCGCCAAGACGCTGGCGCGGCGCGCGAAGAAGGCGGCAAAGGGCAAGTGATGGAAGAGCACCTGCAGGCCCTTCTGGACGCGGCGCTGTCCTTCCCGGTGGCCTGGGGGAACATGGGGCGTGGCGTCTCGACGCCGCGGGCCTCGATGTACCGCGTGGGCGGTCTGCGGGACATGACCCTTCAAGGCCCGGGCCTGATGCAGGGGCGGCTGCAGGTGGACTGCTACGGCAAGACATTTGCCGAGGCGGATGCGGCGCGGAAAGAGGTCTGCGCCACCCTGGAGGATTACGCCGGCGGGCCAGTCCAGGGCGTGTTCCTTGAGGCGATCCGCGACGGATTCGAAGGCGACGCGCAGCTCTTGCAGCGCGTCTCGCTGACCTTCTCGGTGACCTACCGGGACTGAGGCCGGGCGCCCGGCAATCACACATCGCTGAACAAAGGAGATCGCTATGGCGACCAAGCAGCGCATTGTCAAAGGAGCCACCAGCAAGTGGGGCACCGATGGCAACACCTACACCGACATTCCCGAATGCAAGGGGCTGGCGGTGCCGGTGGTCGAACCGGAATACCTGGATGCCACGCATCTGCAGAGCCCGGGCAAGTTCCGTGAATACATTCAGGGCCTGATGGACGCCGGTGCGATCGAGATCCCCTGCGGCTATTCCAGCGATGGCTACGACGCCGCGCATGGCTACCTGATGAACGGTACGCTGATCTATTTCCAGACCACCATGCCACTGGAAACCGGGCAGAGCACGGGCGACGTGTTCAGCTTCACCGGCTTCGTCAACCCGAAGCTGGAAACCAATGACGTCGGTGCAATCATCGGCATGGCGCTGGGGATCCGGATCACCGGCCAGCCGACCTTCACGAAGGGGAGCTGATCATGATTTCCTCTCATCACGTCAAGGTCGGCGGCAAGACCTACAGCCTGAAACTGGGCACCGGCGCCATGATCCGCCTGGAATCCATCCGCGGCGCCTCGATCACCTCGTTGCTGGCGCAGTTGCAGGGCGATCCCAGCGTCCGCGATTTCGTGGCGGTCATGGCCGAGGTCATGAACGACGGGGCCGGTGCCACGCAGGAAGAGGCCGTGGAACTGATCGACGCTCTGGGGTTCGAGGGGGCCGGTGCGGCGATCATGAAAGCCTCCGAGATGGCTTTCCCGGAAGCCGTGGGGGATGACGACGCATCGGGAAACGCGACGGGGGCGGGTCAGGCCGGATAGACTGGGCCGCCCTTTTCGAGAACTGGAGGCTGGCCGGCGAGGACCCGGCCAGCTTCGGACACTGGAGCCTGCGCGAGATGCAGGTGATCTTCGCGGGCGGCCAGCGCCGCGACCAGCGCATGGCCTGGCTGGCGGCAAGCTGGAACGCCTATGCCGTTCACAAACCAGAGAAGATGCCGGAGGATCCCGGCGTGCCGGAGCGTCCGGCCTCGACCGAGGCGGATGTCGTCTACGCGCGCGCCTGGATGAAGGCGATGGCGGGAGCACATCATGGCGATTGAAATCGGCGTCTTGCGCGCGCTGCTGTCGCTCGACAGCGCGGCCTTCGACAAGGGGTCCAAGCGCGCCAAGGCGAGCATGGGCGGGCTGCAGCGTTCGCTGAGCGCGGCAGCGGACAGCATGGGCCGCGTCGGGCGCAAGCTGACAACGCGGGTGACCCTGCCGCTGGTGGGCATTGCCGGTGCCGCGGTGAAGTCCTCGCTGGCGACGGTCGATGCCCAGAGCAAGATGGCGCAGAGCCTCGGGACATCGACCAGGTCGATCCAGATCCTGACGCGGGCGGCGGACCGGGCGGGGATCTCGACGGGCGAGCTGGAACAGATCAGCCGCCAGTTGACCAAGCGCCTGTCCGAGGCGGCGGCAGGAGGCGGGCCGGCGGCCAAGGCGCTGGACCGGCTGGGGATCAGCGTGTCCGACCTGGCCGACATGGATCTCGACCAGAAGATCCTCAAGATCAACAAGGCGATCGAGGACAACGTGCCGGCGGCGGAACGTGCGGCGGTCGCCACGGCCATCTTCGGGTCGCGGGCCGGGCTGGTCGCCGGGCGGCTGGATCCGGCGACGATCGCGGCGGCGGCCGAGGAGATGGAGAAATTCGGCGTCACGGTGACCGAGCTGGAGGCCGACCGGATCGAAGAGGCCAACGACGCGATTTCCGCACTGGGGCTGGTGTCGCGGGGGCTGGGCAACCAGCTTGCAGTCGCGCTGGCGCCGGTTCTGAAAAGCATCGCCGAGACGCTGGCGGATTGGGCGGCAAAGTTCTCGCGGCTGGAACCGCGCACGCAGGCTATCGTCGCCGGTGTTGCGGCCTTTGCCGCTGCCGCCGGGCCGCTGGCATTGGGTCTCGGCTTTGTCGCCGCGGGCCTTGCCGCGCTGGCCTCGCCCATCGGCCTGGTGGTCGTGGGCCTGGCGACCGTGGCCGGGGCGGCGGCCTATGTCGTGGCGAACTGGGACGAGATCCAGCGGGACTACCCGGCCACGGCAAGCGCACTGGAGAAGGTCGGCGCGGCGGGCCTCAAGATCGGCGAGGGCTGGGCGGATGCCATCAAGCGGATGCTGGGGGCGGGCGAGGCGGCGCTGACGTCGGGCATCAAGGTCTATGACGGGCTGGTCAAGGGCGACTTCGCGAGCATCTTCGAAGGCATAAAGGGCATCGTGTCCGCCGCGATCGAGGGCGCGATCGCGAACCTCGATCTCTTCACGCTGGGGGGCGCGTCGCGGATCCGCGACGGCCTGGCCCAGATCTACAACGTGGTGACCGAGAACGGCCCGGACATGGTCCGGCAGGGCAAGTTGATCGTGGAGTGGATCAAGGCCGGGATCGAAACCTGGCTGCACAAGATCGGCGATGCGATGTCCGGGTTCGCAGCGGACATCGTGGCCGAGATCAAGGCCGCGGCAACCGGGGTGGTCGAGGCGGCGAAGAAGCTGGGCCGCGACCTGATCATGGGGATCCCCGCCGGGATCGCGGAGAAGATCAGCGAGGTGCAGGAAAGCGTCCGGACCGCGGTCAACAGCCTGTTCGGTGTCGCCAAGAAAGAGGCCCGGGTCGAGTCGCCTTCCAAGCGCTTCATGGAATTTGGCCGGTTCCTGATGGACGGGGTGCGGATCGGGATCGACGAAAAGGCCCCGGAAGCGGCAGATGCGGCGGGTCGCGCCGCCCAAGCCGCTGCCAAGGCGTTCGAAGAGGTCAGCGGCAAGGCGAAACTGCCCAGCGGTGTCGAGAGTGCAATCGGCACCCTGTCGAACGCAATGGGTCAGGCCGCGAGTTCGGCCCAGTCGATGGGCGACGCAGTCAAGGGCGCCTTCCGGCAGATCGCCTCGCAATGGGTTTCGAGCGGAATCAACTCGATCCTGACCAGTCTGGCCGGGTTCCTGTTCCAAGGCTTCGGCGGCGGCGGAGGCGGTCTGCTGGGCGAGATCTTTGGCGGGTTCAAGGGCTTCTTCGCGGACGGTGGGGTGCTGGGCGCCGGTCAGTGGGGCTTCGCCGGCGAGGCTGGAATCGAGCCGGTGGTTGGTCCGGCCAAGATCATCCCGAACAACGCCCTGGGCGGTAGCGCGATGACCTTCAACATCGACGCACGCGGCGCGCAGCAGGGCGTCGGGGACGAGATCGCCATGAGCCTGCGCGCCGAGATCCGCCGCCTGCGCGCCGACGTGCCCGGTATGGCGGTTTCCGCCGTGAAGATCACCAACAGTGAGACGCCGCTTTGACAAATGTCTATGCCTTCCCGCCGGTCGCGATCACTGGCTGGCAATGGGACGTGGATGACCCGGTGGCGGTCTCGCGGTCCCTTCTTGACGGTGGCCGCTATGTCACGACATCCGGACCGCGCCGGATCGTGGCGCGGGCGAGGGTTTCCGCGCTTGGCCGGGGCCGATCCGGAGCCGGCTACATGCAGGTGCTGCGGCGCCTGCTGAACGGTGGCGAGAACCTGGTGCGCCTCCATTCCTGGCCGGTCAACTTCTGGCTGGATGACCATGACCTTGCCGCGCTGCGCCGCGGCGAGGTGATCACCTGGGCGGACGGGGGCGCGGAGATCCCCTGGACCGATGGCGGGGCGCCGGTGGTCTGGATCGACGGCGCCTATGTCACCGGTACGACCGGGACGGACAGCGCGGGGTTCGCGACCATCGCGCTCTCCGGTCTTCCTGCCTCCCGGCTCTGCGTGCGGCCCGGCGATTTCCTGACGATCTACAATGCGCCGGGGGACACGACCGGCGAAACGATCATGGTCATGAGCGAGGGCACGACCGACGCCAATGGCGACGTGACCGTCCGCCTGATCGAGGCGCCCAGCACCGGCTACAGCGGCAATCGCGTCAGCGTCGGCACCAGCGAAACGGCGGTCTTCGAAGTGACGGACATGCCGCCCATGCAACAGACGATTTCCGGCGACTGGACGGTGACCTGGGCATTCCGGCAGGTCTTCGCGGACGAGGTGCCGGGCGGATTTACGGAGGTGAACCCGTGGAGCTGACGATTGGCAGCGCGCTTTATGCCGAGGTGTCCAAGCGCTTCTTTCACCCGGCCTTCCTGGTCTTCATCGACTGGCCGGGCGATCCGGTTTTCGCGCACGGCGGGCGGGGGCCGCTGTCATGGGATGGGCAAACATGGCTAGGCGTCCGGAGGATCGCGGCCATGCAACTGCCCGAGCAATCCGAGGGCATGGCCCAGCGGATCGCCGAACTGACCCTGGTGGGCGTGCCGGCCGACCTGACGGACCACCTGGGCGCCGATGCGCGGGGCGCCGCGGTCAAGATCTACCTTGGCGCCTACACGACGCGCGAAGGCGTGGCGCTCGTGGGGGATCCGGTCCTGTTCTTCTCCGGCGTCGTCGATGGCCGGGCGCAGATGATCGAGACAACCGAAGCGGGGCAGGTGCGGGCGCTCAAGATCCAGGTGCGCACCGGCCCGTCGCAACGCTCTGTCGGCGTGGGCTACATCACCCGCGAAAGCCGCTCCGTTGACTACCCCGAAGACACGCTGCTGCGCCACGCGGCGGGGGCCGAGTTCTTTGGCCGGGACGGAGGTCTCTTGCGATGATGCAGGTTCTGCCGATCTTCGCCCGCCCCTTCGCATGGGGCGCGGCGGATTGTTGCCTTGCCGCGTCCGATGCGTTCCGCGCCGTGCATGGCGTGGATCCGATGCGGGGCATCCGGGACACCTATGACAGCCTGCGCGGCGCGCTGCGGGTGATCCGCGCGCGCGGGGGGTTCGAGCGCATGGCGCACGATCAGGCGGCGGCGGTGGGCCTGGTGCCGGGGCTGGGGGCGCCGGGGGAGATCGGGTTTGTCCAGCCCGAGGACGTGCCCTTGACCGCCGGCGGGCTCGCGTTCTGCGGCGCGCCGGGGGTGTGGTGGATGAAATCCGAAACCGGGCTGGTTTCCGTGGGGCGGGTTGCCGCCAGTTGGGGGGTGTGATGGCAGAGGCAATTGCGGGCGCGCTACTGGCGGCGGGGGCATCCTCGGGCGTGGCTCTTTCCTCCGGTATCGTTGTCGCCTCGGTCGGGGGCGCGGTTATCAAGCTCGGCCTCGGTGCGCTGGCGGCCTCAGCGGCGGCGCAGGCGCGCCTGCCGGATCAACCGAGTATGCGCCGGGCGCTCGAGGTGCCGCGGCGCCTTGTGGTCAATCGGACGGCTTACGGGCGGTCTCTAGTGGTCGGATCGCCGCTGCGACCTCTGAGAGACGGGCGGCATGTTTATGGCTGCATGATCCTCAACAACCGCCCGAGCGCGGGCGGGGACATTTTCACATATACCGACAGCCGGCCGTCGCCAGCGGCAACGGAACCTTGGGGCGACGCGGACCAGCATTATCAGGCAGGGGTGTACGATTTCGCCGGCGACGGTTTCGCGCCGCAGCCCGATCCTTTCGTGGGCTTTGGCGGCGATGCCACGGGGGCGGATTTTTTCCGTATCTGGATCGGCAAGGGGGATCAGACCAGCCCGCCCGACCGCATCTTGTCCGAGGCGCCGGGGCTCTATGTTGATAGTGACGGCGGCGAGGGCCTGACCGTGCTCTGGTATCGGCTGGACCTGGGCGACGATGGCGAGAAATATTATAAACGCTGGCCGTCCTTGCCGCGCTCGGCGCCGTCCATCGAGGTGCTGATGGATACAAGCCTTGTCTGGGACCCGCGCGACGGCGCGCAAGACCCGGATGATCCGTCGACCCGGGCATTCTCGAAGAACCAGGTCCTGATCACGCTGGATGCGCTTTTGAACAATCCGGTTGCGCCTTTCTCGCGCGCGCAGATCGACACGGCCAGTTTCGCGGACGGTGCCGACATCGCGGACGAGGCCGTGGCCTTGAAGCGCGGCGGGACAGAGGCCCGGTACGAGGTCGCGGGCACGATCCAATGGACCAACAGCGAGATCTTTTCGCAGATCGAGCCATTGGCCCGCGCGGGTGGTGGGCGGCTGGTCGATATTGGCGGGCGCATCGGCTACGCGCCGGGCGCCTGGACCGCGCCGGTTTACACGCTTTCCAAGGTGCTGGACGGGCGGGTCCTGTCCTTCTCGAACATGAAGCTGTCCCGCAACGTGCCGACCGCGATGCAGGCCAACTTCACCAACCCCGACAACGGTTTCGAACAGGACAGCCTGCCGCCCCTGGCGGTGGCCAGCGGGGGCGGCGCGGACGCCAGCCTTGACGGAAGCCTGATCGACAGCGCGACCCGCGCAGCCCGGGTGCAGAAGATCGAGGCGGCCCGGCGCGCGGCCCAGAAGGTGCTGACCCTTGAGGCGCCGTCCGATGCGATCAAGTGCGTGCCCTGGTCCAACGTCACGGTCGATCTGCCGGGGCTGGAGGACATGGACGGGGTTATGCGCGTCACCAGTACGGATCCGGCCATATTCCTGCGCGAAGAAGGCGGGGCCGCAATGCGCTGCCCGATGGCCCTGGAGGAGCATTCGGAGGCCATGTACGACTGGTCGGTCGATGACGAGCCGGAAACGCTGTTCAGCATCGAAAGCGATGTCGCCACGGCGGGCGAGGTGGGTTTTACCGGCGTGGCCCCGGCCTCCGAAAACCTGACACAGGTCGCGATCTACAAGGCTGCCACCGGCGGCGCTTTCACCGATGCCAGCCTGATCGGCACGGCGACCGCCGTCGATGATGACCTGGGCTTTGCCGTGACGGCCGCGACCAGCGCGGGCGCGGCGGATTTCTACGTTGCGCCGCTGGACGATGACGACGCGGTTCTCGGGACGCCCAGCGGCCCCTACTCCCTGACAATTTCCTGAAGAGGGCATGACATGACGTTCACTCTCCCGGTCGCTGACAACGTGGTCGAGCGTTCCGCGTTCGAGGTCGCAATCGCGGCATTGCTGGAAGGCGCGGTCTCTGCGGCAGCGGTCGGCTACCCCCTTCATGCAAACACCTCGGCGGGGCTTGCGGCCACCACCGACAGGCAGGGGTTTTCAGTTCTCGACAGTACTCTTGCCCTCTACATCAACGAGGATGGGGTGGCATCGCTGCAAGGCGAAATCCCGCTTTCTGCGGTCACGGATGCGATCTCTGCAAAGCAGGCTGACAGGGTGTATTCAAGCCCGGCGGCGGCCCTGGCCGCAGCGGACAGCCTGGCGGAGGATGATGTTATTCATACGCTGGACGGGTTCCGCTATGTTGTCGCGGCCCCTGGCGCATCGGATCACCACCTGACCACCGCCGGCGGTGCCAAGCTCTATGTCCAGCCGGGCGCCTCGGGGCGCTACAACGTCAAGGCGTTCGGGGCGACCGGCGACGGCGCCACCGACGACAGCGCGGCGGTGCAGGCGGCGGTTGACCTGGGCAAGGCCAATCCCGGCGTCACGATCTATTTCCCGAAAGGGGCCTTCCGCATCGTGACCTCGATTGACTGCACTTATTCGGGCGTGGCGGCCGGGACCGGCAGCGGGTACTACGGGTTCTGCGTTGAGGGTTCGGACCAGATCAACAGCCTGATCAAGTGCGAGACCGCCGGGGCAACAACCTGGGACATGACCGGCAAGCCGCGCATGACCTTCCGCAACATCGGTTTTGCCAATTACACGGATGGGGCGCACAACCCGTCCTGCATGTTGCTGCTGGCCCGGAACCTGACCAACAGCTACGCGGGCGGGCATGTTTTCGAGCGTGTGACCTTCCGCGGCTACGCCGATCAGACCGGCGTGCAATGCGCGTCGTCGGAGGTGAACAAGTGGATCAACGTCGATTTTGAGATTTACAAGGCTGGCGCTTCGGGGCTTGAGCTGACAGAGCAGATCGAGACCACGGTAAGCTCGGAATACATCGACCTTTCCGCGCATACCTTCTCGGGTGGCAACACGCGACACCTGTTTATCGGCTGCGCCTTCAACGGCTCGAACGTGGCGAGCGGGACGCATTACCTGCGCTGTTCCGGCATCGATAACTCGCAGTTTATCGGCCCGTATTTCAATTTCGAGGACGGCGAGGCGGCGGTGCAGTTCTCGGGCAATTGCTCGAATGTCAGTTTCCTCGATGTGCGGGGCGAGGGGGCGGGCGACTACCTGATGCGCATGGCCTCGGGCGTCACTTTGGAGTCGCTGACCGTGACGGGGCGGGGATCGACCCCGATCCGGGGCGAGGACACCTCTGCCCTGGTGGGGGCGCGGATCGACATGTCTTTCCTTGCGACCGGCTCGGGCGCCACGTCCTACAGCCTGGACGTCTACGATGCGACGGATTGCAAAGTTTCCGGCATGACCAACGGGGCGCGGGTGCGCAACAGCGCCAGGGGGACCGAGTTCAACGATTACCGTCAGGCGGGCGCCTGGTCCCTGCCGACCGGGGACACGACCTCGCCGCGCTTTTACGGCTTGTCCTATGTCGGCGGGGCGTCTGACTATCGCCGCAGGGTCTACACCAAGAGCGCGCGCGACCGGGTGGAGCATGGGCGGGTGCAGATCGGCACGCTGGTCACGCCCCTGGTGCTGACCGAGGGCGCCAGCGGGACGGTTGCGCCTGATTTGGATGATGGCTGCTTTTTTCAGTATTCGGTCAACGGAAACCTGACGATCAATCAGCCGAGCAATGCCAACCTGGGCGCCGATGATCCCGGCTATGGCCAGATGATCACCATTGCGATCCTGATGGATGCCACGGGCGGACACACGGTCACGCTGCATAGTGGATACGACCTGCAAGGGAAGACGGTCGACACCGCGGCCAATGCGCAAACCATCCTCAAGTTCATGCGGATCAAGTCGGGATCCGGCTACGGCGCCAGCAAGGGCTGGATCGCGGTCTAGGCGGCTGTGCCGACGAGGGAGAAGTTGAGTGGATTGGATTTCGCTAATCGAGGCACTGGGCGGCGGTCTACCGGCGGCAGTGATCGCCGGGCTGGCCTTCGCATGGTGGCAGGAGAGGCGCCGGGTCAACGAGCTGCATGACGCCCGGATAGAGGACCAGCGCGACCACCTGTCGATGATCCTGGAGAACGTGCGGACGCTCGATGCTGCGATCCGCGCGCTGGAGGGCAGGCGATGATCTTTGACCTGTTGCGGCGTTGGAAGCCGAAACCGAGGAAGAAAGCCCAGTTCGAGCGCGATGAAGAGGCCCGGCGGGTGGCCGTGTCAGCAGCCCGGAAGGCCATGCGCGAACGGCAAGACAGGTTGTTGCGCCTGACCCTGCAACAGCCAAGTGGAGCGGACGATGTGCGGTGAATTTCGATGGCTGTGCGCAGCAGGCGATTGGACCAGCTTTTTTTCCGGGATCGCTTTGATGGTTTTCGGGGGGCTGGTCATGATCGCCTACAGGCCCAAGGAGGCGCGGAATGCCCCGGAGAAAACCCTGGCATTCGCGATTTTCCTGGGTTTCGCGGCACATGCTGGGAACACGGTCTATTGGCAGGTTCTCGGCCAGCCTGCGGTTCAACTCGGTTGGATGACGGTTCCGCAACTTCGCTTCTACGGTGACTGGCTCGATCTTCTGTTCAAAGGCGGCGGGGCGCTGGCCGCCTACATGCACTTGCGCGCGCTCTGGCTATCGCTGCCAGAGAACGAAAAGCGCCAGTGGCAGGTTCTGGAAATGGCCTTTTACCCGCACCGGATGCTCTGCCTGCGGCGGGGCCTGTATCACAAGGACGATGACCAATGATCTACCAGGGACGTGCCCGCTACCCGGTGCATGAGGCGATCCTGCATACCTCGGCCACGCCGGGCGGATGGGACGATGGCAAGAGCGACCTGGAGGTGCTGAATGCCTTCTGGCTCTGGCACGTCGAGGGGCACCCGCACAAGTGGCGCAAGGTGGGCTATCACCGGATCATCCGGACAGACGGGACGGTGCTGTGGAACACGGATTTCCTCCGCTCGATCACCGAGATCGGCGCCCATGTGAAAGAGCGCAATCGCGGCACAATCGGGATCTGCCTGATCCCCGCGCGCACGGTGCCCAACGTCCTGCGGCCCGGCGCCACCTTTTCGGACTACTACACCGAGGCGCAGCGCGCGGCGGTGAAAAGCTACCTGGCGGAACTGGCTGACCTCACGGATCTGCAACGGGTCACGGGGCACAACGACCATGCACCCAAGGCCTGCCCCGGGTTCAAGGTCGATGGCCGGTATTGGTTGCCGTGATCCGCTGGGCGCTCATCGCGGCGCTGGGGGCGGCCCTGGCGCTTGCCGGGCTATTGGTGCGGGAAATGCGGGCCACCGGGCGGCTGGCGGCCGAGAACCTCCGCCTGTCCGCTTCTGTCGAGGCTCTGGAACGGAAGATCGAGGCCGACCGGATCGCCGTTGCCATTGCCCGCGACATCCAGAAACGAGAGCGGGCCCGCGCGGCCAGGTACGATCGGCTGCGCGGGGCCCTGATGGCCGGAGGACACGATGAGCCGATTCCTGACTGGTTCCGCGATTACCAGCATCGCCTTGGCTTTGACGGCCTGCAGCCCGCCGCGGACTGAGACCGTTTTCGTCGTGCCGGACGTGCCCGAGGATCTGCTGACGCCGGTCGAAGTGCCGGCGCGCCGGGTCAAGGTTCTGACGGACGTGGGATTGGTCCTGGCGGATCACGTTGAGGCGCTGGAGCTGGCGAACGACCGTATCCGGGGCGTGCGGTGTTTATTGAATGCCCCGAGCTGTGACGAACAGTAGTCTGGGGCGAGACAAAATAGGTATGTAGCTTCAATCCGGTCGCTGGGACTGGACGTACCAAATCACGTTGCCCGGAGGCTGGATCGAGTTGTCTGGTAGACAATAATAGTCTTGACCTTTGCCACAAATTCTCGATGCAGGAGTCGTGTTAACTTTAGGTTAACCAAAGTCGGTGAAAACAGACATCGCATGGGGGTAACTTCAAACGGTAAGGGAAATGATGACTCAGGCAGCTTGGATGGTCGATGTCCTACACGACTTACGTCAGTTCGCTTCGGAGAATGGCTTCACCGCTAGTGCTGAAGCATTGATCAAGGCCAAATCTGAAGTTTCTCGCGAAATCGAAGCGCGTTCTCCCAATGCTCAAATTGAGGCGCACAAGCCTTGACGAGATTCTGCGTGGGTGGTAACCGCAGTCGCGTTCATGCTCCCATATCGCTGTGCGCGTGTCCGTTGCATGTAAGCGTACACCCAGTTTTTTTAGAGTGGGAGGCCCTTGGCGTCAAGCAAAAGAGGCGAGAAATGAAATTGGCAGCGATAATTGTCCTGGCTGTTTTTGCAGTTTCGTCGGTACTTATTGGCCTTTATGTGAAGTTTGTCGAGTACAGGGATAAGCCTGCGCTGACAAACGATGAGCGTGAAGTTGGCTCTGTTCTTTCACTTTTGGCATTGGCGTTTGGGGCAATATTGGGGTTTTTAGCTTGGCTGCTGTCCTCGTGAAATCAATTCCGATGCACGGAAACGGCCTGTATTTGTCATGAACGTTTCTGAGAAAATCATTTCTTCGGTATTGATCATTACAATTCCAATGATTTTCTTGTTTGTGGCGATCTCTAGCAATCTTAGTGATTCGCAGGTGGTCGGCCAGTTTGTGCAGCTTTGAGCTTTGCCATCTGCCTGCGGGATCTCCTAATGGTTGTCAATATCAACTTTAAGTTGTCCAGCTACCCATCTTTTCACAGCGATCGATACAAATCTCTTGAAAGGAGCTTTCCTACGGCTCCATAGCTTCAGCTGGTAAACAGTCTACTTGAAGCGAGGTGCGATATGGCTGGGCAGATTTCTCAAATCGATTTGGTTTCAGATGGAAGTTCACCGGAGTTTTTTGTTCAAGTGCGGTTCCCGTCAGGGGAGACACCGTCGGGGCAGATCGAGTTTTACGATTCAAAGAACGCCAACACCGCTCAGTTTGACACTGGCTACACAATTGATCTTAGCATTGCGGCTTCGTTGCCTTCTTTGAGCGCTGGTGGATTTGATTACTACAATTTCCCTGTAAGCAGTGGCGACCTGTTGGACGGGAATCCACAGAATTTTCTGGTTGCAGTAGTTGATGATCTCGGGTCCCCTACAAGCGTTGTAACCTTTGGGAACAACACCGATCCTGGTTCAGTGACTCTTCAGGGCGGATCTCTTGACGGTGCCACCATCCAGTCACTTATTGCTTCGGGTGTTGTTGAAGGCGATACCTTCCAGCAGGGCTTTGGGCCGTTTATCGTTGGAACTGACAACAGCGTGACATCGGGACAGTCTGATCCAAATAACGCCGCCTGTTTCGCGTTCGGGACACTGATTTTGACCCCGTCTGGTGAAGTCCCGGTTCAGTCACTGTCTCGTGGTGATGTCGTTTCCTCCGCCGACGGTCGAAATATAGAAGTTCTGTGGATCGGTACATACACTACGAAACGAGCTTTCTCAGGGCGCTCTGAGCGGCATACCGCAGTGCGGGTTAAGGCGAATGCTATTGGCGCCGGCGTTCCTCACACTGACCTGGTTGTGACTGCGGACCACGCCTTAGTAGTAGATGGTTTTGCCGTAAACGCCGGGGTGATGGCCAATGGTGTGGATATTGTAGTTCCGCACGCGGATGAATTGCCAGATGAAATGCTGTACTATCATATCGAAACTTCTGGACATGAGGTCATTCTGGCAAACGGGGCGCCCGCGGAAACTTTCATTGATTATGTAGGGCGTAGAGTCTTTGACAACTATGAAGAATATGTGCAGATTTTTGGAGATGACAGGTCCATCTCTGAGATGTCTTTGCCGCGAATTTCTTCACGCAGGCAAATGCCGGTCACGTTACTTAAAAAGTTCTTTGGGGTCGGCTTGAAGGCGATGTGATCCGCGTTAGAATACATTCGGTTGTGTTCGTCTTGCTAACCAATGTGCTACCGACGAGGCCGGGAGACCCACTTTTCGGCCTCGGGGGCGCTCAAGCACGTTTTGTCAATGGCCACTGGCAGGACTGGCTGCCTGGAGCGAATTCTGTTAAGGTGTCGCGGGTCAGTTGGTACATTTCCTTTCCAATAGAGACTATTCCGTTACGAGGTTTCTGACCTTAGGCGACTCAATCGATAGTTGTGGGGGTGTTATTCTTCAAGCCTGACTTGCGGGTTGTAGTCGTGCGTGGCCTGTGTCGCTCGACGATCACTTCATCCGGTGACCGGTGTTGATTTCGTACAATTTCATGCCTGATCCTCCCCCACCTGAGTGGGCCGCCGTTTTGTTTAGGAAAATGGAGGAAGAGAATTGCTACGAAGCGACACAAGCCAGAAGAAATTGTCATGAAGCTACGGCAAGTTGAGGTGCTTGTCGGGCAAGGGAAGGCACGGGTGGATGCGATCCGCGAGGTGCGCATCACCGAGCAGACCTACTACCACTGGCGCAAGCATTATGGCGGGATGGGAACGGACCAACTGAAGGAGCTGAAACGGCTGAGGAAAGAGAACGAACGGCTGAGGAAGGCCGTGTCGGACCTGACGCTGGACAAGCTGATCCTGACGCAAGCCGCTAGGGGAAACTTCTGAGCCCCACCCGTCGCCGTGCCTGGATCGATCACGTCCGCCATGAGCTGGGCGGTCGTCCATTGTGGCGCCATTGGTTCGAGCCCAATGGACGACGAACGTCGGGCCTGCCGGGTGCTGCGCCAGCATCGCTCGACGCAGCGCAAGCTGCCGAGAGGCCGGGCTGATGAAGCGCACCTGGTCGCCGATATGATCGAATTGGCCCGCCACAATGGGCGCTACGGCTACCGCCGGATCGCGGCCCTGCTGAGAGAGGCGGGTTGGCAGGTCAACGACAAGTGCGTCGAACGGCTGTGGCGGCGGGAGGGGTTGAAGGTGCCAATGAAGCAACCGAGGAAAGGCCGGCTTTGGCTGAACGACGGGTCCTGCGTGCGGCTCAGGCCAGAGCGGCCGAACCACGTCTGGTCCTATGACTTCGTGCAAGACCGAACCCACGATGGCCGGGCCTATCGGACGCTCAACATCATCG